CTTCCGACAGGGCAAACCTATTAGCGAGTTAAAGGAGTGCCCCTTCGAATAACCTGCCACGTCCCGGAAATGGCTGACGCGTATGACGGTTTCGAAACCATCAACGCAGCTGGTCTTTTCCCATTGGAGGAGGAACACAGAGGTGTCTATCACGAAATCTAGGTTAGCGGTCCAGGGTAAGAACCCTCAAGACATGCTTTCCAAACATTCGCGTGGGCATGCGATGTTGCTCGTTCAAAGGGATGGCTTGGCTTAGACTAACCATGGGTTAACCCGAAGGTTGCCCGCTCATGTATTGACGAACCTGGCAATAAAGTCAGGATCGTTACAATGAGCGAGGCTGCCCTGGTTACGTATCTTTAGCCGGCAGCTCACGTCCTTACGGACCTTTTATCACGTCATCCATGCCTCTAAGCAGGGCTCAAGCGAGGTTTCCAAGCTTGGGCATTGCTCGGCAGACTGGTTGACGAATGGAGATCACTAAAGGAAACGCTAAGCGAGCCGAAGTGCAAACATGTCTTTATGTCGGGCGATTTTGAGAATGCAACTGACAACCTCGAACACGAGGTCGTTTTGCATATCATGCTCACATTCCTGGATGGAATGGAGTGTCGTTCCACATATTTGGAGTCTGCACTTAGACTCTTACTATCGCCCCGCGATGTCTATGACAGTCGCAGGGATGATGGGCCTTCGTGGACCACTGTTCGTGGTGTCCTCATGGGCGAGCCACTTACGAAGGTGTGTCTGACTGTTATTTCCTATGTTGCTTCAATTGCGTCTCAACTGGGCATCCAACCTAACTAGAGGTTCTTTGCTACAGCTGGAGACGACCAGATTTTATTCGCATCCGAACGGGACTGCCTTTTCCACATGGAACTCTGCAAGATGATGTCTGCAAAGGTTTCAATGGAGAAGACCCTACTTTACAAGTGGGGTGCCCCGTACTGTGAGGAAACTATCTGGGATGACCGGGATACCTACGCCCTTAACAGGGAGGATTTCAGGTGGGTCAAGGATAAATACCTAAGGTTGAATCCAAGACCTACACAGGCTCCTTTCGAGGGTCTTCCTGGCCAGAAGTCAAGGTTATAACAGTATCTTAAAATCGACTACCCCAAAATGCGCCTGCTCTCCATCGAGCGAAAGCAAGGTGCAATTGGTCACGGTGATGAAGATACCAATCCGGCAATCGGAAAGTTTGCCTCTCTAAGTGAGATGATTGGTTGGCCCGTTGACGATTAAGAGGCGTTAAGACCGAGGGATATTTGGCTTCTCAAAGTCATCTTTTCAGTTAATATGTATTATTATCTGC